CGCTCCCAGCCACAGGTGGGTGTGCAACTGCCGACCCAAGCAAGAAGTCCGTAAACGAAGCCCCGTATGCGTTGAAGAATAGGAAGCTGTTACCATGACCAGATATGTTATTAAGCGTTGGCACATACATCTCATTACCGCCACCAGAGGTAGACATCGCACCGAAGTTACCAGGTTGTGCGACTTGGTCGCCAAAGTCGGGTATTGTTACTGGCATATCGGAAGCCATTATAGTAATAGGTAACGAACCAATGCTCATACTCGTGCCAAAGGTTATGCTGATTCTTAGCCTTATTCTTTCATTATCTTCAAGAGCGTCTACTCGGCAAAAACCACCAGTACCGAGATTTACGGCACTACCAAAAAACTCAGTAACAGTCACATCCGTATCAACAGTATGCACCATTCTTGGCTTAGCGGTGTGCCAACTACTCATACCCCTATCCAAAATACTTTCTGGTTAGCTGATGCCGCTATTGCATACAAGAGGTTAGAGTTAGTCACTGGTAAGGTTATTGATTCACCAGGCTCTAATGGGAAACCATCTGTACCTGCGGTGTCGCCATCAGTGACATCTGAATTGCCGATGTAAATTGTAGCTGTGTTATCGACTGCTGATTTGACTGTCACCCCAAACTTACAAGCGAATGAGGTAGAGGTTATTTGTTCTGCTGTGGTATCGATGTCTAAGTTAGAGCCGTGGTCTAGTGTTCCCGATACTGAACTCGTGACGTCTACGTCTCCAATATCTACACCTGAGTTGGCTGATAGTTTACCAATTGCGTTTGTTCCTGCTGGGAGTGCTGGGAGTGAAAGTACATCAACATCACCGATATTGTTTGTGCCAGCAGGGAGCGAGGCAACTACATCAACCTGCATTTCGTTACCAGATATTGCGTTGTCCAGCGTTCCAAGACTTGTATTAGCTGTATCAAGTTTAGTATTAGTAGAAGTGACTAGGGTTTCTAATCCGTCTACTCGGCCATCTATAGTTGTAAGAGTGGAGTTGGTTGTGCCGATTAAAGTTTCAATACCGTCTACAGATGCTTCTATGCCGTCAACATGACCAATTATTGTAGTCTGGTTGGCACTTGTAGCAAAGCCTGTAATGGCTGCTGGTGGGGTTAAGGTAGTAATCTGTGATGCTGGTAGAACAACAGGGGTTGAAGCGGCTTCTAAAGCTTGACCTTGCGATGGTATTTTATCTGTATTAGTTTTAATCGAAGCTAGAGATGTATTGCCTGTATCTTGTTTCGTACCTGTTGCTAAACCGATAGTGTTAGCTGTTACATCTACATTCTGAGTCCCTGTAGGTGTGGCTGTTACTGTACCTGATACTGGTACTGGTGTCGCTCGGAGTTCGGTGTCTGTTAATAATCCGGCTACTTCTGTAGCGATAGTTCCAGTGTCGGAGTCTATAGTGGTGAGGAGTGCTGTTTGTGTATCTTGTTTGGCCGAAGTAGCTAGTCCGGTCGTATCTATTGATGCACTAACAGGAACAGGGCTTGCTCTTAACTGTGCATCTGTAAGACCATCGGTCGTTCCACCACCGCTTGAGCCACCGCCACCACCAGCGTTAGAAAAGTTATCATCAAAGATAAACCTATTCCCTACTTTTATAACACGCCTAACTGGTTGGTAGTTCTCTGCTCCTTGATCGCTAGGTTGAGATTGGTCGTTAATGTACTGCTCGATATTAACAACAGCTTTTTCTAATTTAGTTAAATCAATGTTAACAGGCAATGGCTTGTTGTCTGATACGGCCTTGAGCAACTTGGAGAAGTCCTGTATTTTTGTTTTATTATCCGTGCGAGGTGAGTTTGCTTTTATTGACCTCTCCAAGTTCGTAAAGTATTTAGTTAAGTCTAGGCTTTTATCTATTTTCTCTAATTGTTTTTCTAACCTAGTAAAATCATATTCTTCTTGTCCGTTGAGTAGTTCAGATAACTTATGGATAGCTTTTTCTAAGTTCTTGCTGGCTTCGGTACTATCTTTCTGCAATAAGCGTTGCTGGGCTTCGACTTCCCTTTTCTTTTTAGCCTTTTCTATTTTAAGATTCATTCAAAAAGCTCTCCAGTTCAGATTTCTCTTGTTCAAGCTTTTTATTTTGTTTTTTTAACTTAGCTTCGGACTTCTTTATTCTGTCTAATTGAGATTGAATCTTGTCAAGCTCGGACTTATTAACAGTATCAGCTAACTTATCTTCTAAGCGTTTAACTTTAATATCGGCACTCATGGACATCTCGCCTACTAGAACTGGCACGATTGCACACCTACAGTTAGGGTGCAGTGGTGGATCTCCATCTGCGAACTCACTAGCACCGTAGAAGTTCTTGCTTAGGCTTACTATCTCGCCATCATACGGCTCACACTCAGGGCATGGGTCGGTTACAATCCATTCTTTACCTTCAACTTCGCCTGTCTGTTTCCATGCATCAATCTGTGCTGAACTAGCGGCTGAAGCTACTTCGGTTCTAACTATAACGTCAGCTTGAGTCTTAGAGTAATCTGCGAACGTATCACGAATAGCAGTCGATATCTCTGGTACTGAACTACCCTCTCTTACGCCATCGGTTATTATGCCTATCAGTTTATCTTTATCTGTTTTAACCATAGATTCAGCAAACTTCTCTACTCTTTCTTTAACAGTCTTTTGGATATTGAATGGCGAGTAAACATATTCTTCATTAACTAGCTTAATAGCTTCGATGCCGGATTGTGTTGCTACTTGAGTAAGTATCGGTTCAAAGTCTAATGTAGCCTCAGTAATCATTTCTTTTTCATTAAACAAAGACTTGTTTTGCATGTCAGTAACTTCACTAGGCACATTCTCTAAAGCCTTATCCACCATTCTGTTTATAAAGCTAACAACCTTATCAGCAAATATCTTTTCAGCCGTAGTTACAATTTCACGTTGTCGTTTAGTGTACTGATACATTTTCTCAGGCAGTACTCTAGGTATGAAGTCTTTATTCTTACTGCCCTTAACTATCTGTGTAGCTAATGGACGAGCCATGTCTTTTAGCTTCTTATACTCTTGAGCCTTAGCCATGTGCTTTCGAATCACTCTGTTAGTATTAACGTATCTTAACGCTGGGGGTATAGCCATCTCTTGTCTAAGTTCATCGCCACCCTTAACTGGATCGTAGCCTAATTCTTCTCTAGCTTCGTTAGTAGTGATTACATTAGCATCAATCAAAGTCTTTATTTCGCCAACTCGTTCAGTCTCATCTTCTTTAACAGGATCTTTAAAACCTAGTAGTAAGTTGTCTCCGTATAATGGGACCAAGAACTCGTTTAGGGTGTCGCAGATACCTTTCATATCAGGTCTAACAGTGGAACGCATCCAGCTAAGTAGTGAAGCTTCGGCATTGGCACGGTTCACATCATCTGTAATTCCGAGAACCGCTTTAGTATTACCAAAGATAACCATGATCTTATCTCTTAACCATTCCTGTTGCTCTAAGAACTGAGCATCTCTGTTAGACATCTGCACGTTTTCGGGTTTAATACCACCACCAAATATTGGTACTTTGTAAGCGTTCTGGACTCCACCGTAGGTGTTTCTGAACTCCGAGTGTAGTTGTTTTAGCTGTTCATCAGTTAAGCTCTTATCGGTAGTCAACATTAACTGAGCAATTAACCCACGTTCAAACAGTTTCTTATTGGCTTCGATTGCCATAGTGTCGGTATCGATAGCTTCGGCAGCCGCCATAACTGCACTCTTGCCTCGATAGAAGTTCTTAGGATCAGGAACTCTAAAGTGGATTATCTCCTCTGGGGCGTACTTAACTTCTACAGGCTCACCTTTTATTGTGTCTTTATAAGTGTAGCTTTGAATAATCCTCTGACTGCCCTCAGCTTTGCCTAAGTCTATAGTGACCTTATCAGGCGGTAGAATGAATATATTATTGATTTGCAGTCCAACACGCTCAACGTACCAGAACGCATCACCAGCAAGCTTACGATGGCTCTGAGTAGTATAAAAACCGTCATAAGAAGATGTGAACTCGTTAAACCTATCTAATGCTACAAGCAATGGATGATTATGTATTTCTTCGTATACTACTTGATCTCGGACAGTCTTAACTTTATAAAGCTCAAACTCAATCATGCCTACTTCTTTAGCTATTACATCGTTATTCCTATATACCCAGCCCTTATTAGCTTCAAGTACCTTAGAACTAACTTGCGTTTCGTCTACTAGATTTCTAGTGCTAAAGTCTAAAAACGAACCTGTTACTGATTTAGCTTTCTTCTGAACTTCTTTTATAACTTCAACAACGTCTTGCTGTGCATCTTTTCCTGTTTTGATATCGCCTATAAGTGGTAGTGTTAGTTTCATAATTTTATTCTGGCCAGTAGTTTAATACTTTGCCTTTATCGTCACGAGTGACATTCCTCTCTTTATCTTGAGATACTGTAACGCTGGCTATTGATACTTTGTTCTCACTCCATTTAGCGTAAGCCCATTCTGCTAACGCCCATGAGTCAGGGTAATCATCATGAGCATCGGGGCTGTCTGGGTGATTAACCTTGAGTATCTGGCCATTGTATTGTTGCTGAAGATCTAACATTTGCTGTCGGAACTTCTCACCATGTTTTTTATCCTGTTTTGGTAAGGTCGTCAATAACCCCTGAATAGTTAGCTTGAGATTACGATACATATTATCTTTTGAAATGGCACTGAACTTTATTGCATACAGCCCACTATTCTCATCTTGAAAACGTGTAGAGCTTACGAACATATCAGTCACAGGATCGCCAACCCCAGTTGAGTCTATGCCTAACGCCACTACGTTATAGTTTCCTAAAAAGTCTTTGATTATATCGAATTGGTCTTGATAATTCTCGCCTCTAAGTTCTAACCAGCTAAGTATCTCTTTAATTTTCTTTTCCTCGTTCCATCTAATGATAGTAACCACTGTGCTGTCTGGGTGTTTAGCTACGTCTATTCCGGCAAAGCAATAATCTTTCTCGTTCCGATAAGCAGGATTTCTATCTGTATACAACTTATCTAGTTCTTCTTGAGTAGTGAACTGGCCTGTCCCTATTTGCCACTTACCAAAGTATTCCCTCTGTATCTCATCTGCATCAAGCCCTTGTTCCTCAATATCCGACCTAACACTTTGCTCATAAATAAGATGCATCGGATCTTTGGTTAGTTCATAGATTTTTCGTCTCTGCGGGACTACGTCATCAAAGTAAACCTTAATAGTATTCTCTTGTTGGCTTAATCTATAAAAGTGGTTTATCTGTGTTCCGGCTTTACCGATGTAGACTCTCGGTGCGTTCGTTACTTTGCCCATAGGCCAAATACTATGCTTAACAATCTTATCTTTGGCTACTTGAGCCTCGTCTATGATAATCAGGTCTAAGGTTAATCCCTCAATCTGTGATACTAGGTTAATCGGTGCAACTGCCGCACTTGAACCATCTGGCATAACAAGCTTTTTAGCGTTTTCTTCTTCTTTAATATACTGCTCTTGCTCGCTACTAACTTCTACTAGAGTTGCTTTTGCTTTTCTGAGTGAGTTACGCATAATTCCATAAGATATTTTGGCTTGGTCAATCTGGGCTGCGAATATACCAATGCGGATTGGTCGGTTAAACATGACAGGTAGAAAAGTTAATATGAACTCGCAGGTATGCCCTACAGCATAAGTCTTACCAGCTTGCCTACTAAGCTCAATAGCTATCTCAACCTGTTTAAGTTTTCTAACATCTTCTTCTGTAGCTCCTGCTGTGATTCTAAGGTTGTCTAGCAAAGCTACTAATATAGCATCTGAGATTTCTTCCTGATAAGGGTACAGAGTTAGGTTGTGCTGAATCTTTAAGTGATCAGCTCTAAGCTTCCTTAGTTTGTCCAGCATCATCACCCTCGCTGATTAATCCGTACCTTGATAATATATCTTTACGAGTATCTGTTACTTCTAGGTTTAACTTCTCACCATACCCATGTTTTGCCAGCCACTCCATAGCCCTAGTATCGCCACTAACGCTCTTAGCTACGGCTGTTTTTATTATTGCCTTAATCGGCATCTCTTTCATTATTGTTCCGTCTTTAAGTTTAAGCTCAAAGTTCTCATCTGTTAATGCTTCCTGAATGTAGGTAGATAGGTGCTTAGTGCCTTTGGGTTTACCTGCTGGGTTGCCTGATTGACCTGGCTTCCACTTACCTTTTTCTAGTCCTGATTGGTCTGGGTTAGGATTTGCCATTGTTTTCCTTGTTATTTCCTTGTATTGCTGGGGTTAGTTCTCCCCAATTCTCAGGTAGTTGATTGTCGGGTGCAGTAAACTTTGCGTATCGCTTTCTTATAACGTCTACGAAACGTGAGTCTAGTTCACAACCTAAGAATGTCCTGTCGGTTTGTTCGCAAGCAATAAGACCACTACCACTACCACTACCACTAAAGGCATCGTAAACTATATCGCCAGATTTTGTGCTATTTTTTATGAGATAGGCGAGTATGTTAATTGGTTTCATTGTCGGATGTTCCTCGCTTCTGCTAGGTCTATCAAAGTTCAGTATGGTTGTCTGTTTTCTATCCGAATACCAAGCGTGTGCCGACCCCGACTTCCAACCGTATAGTATCGGTTCATGTTGCCATTGATAGTCTTGTCTGCCCATAACCATAGATTGCTTAACCCATATCAGGCACTGCTTAAGCATCCATCCTGTGTCTCTGACGCTCGCTCTAAAGTTATATCCCTCAGAGTCCGCATGGAATATATAGAAAGCTGCCCCACTCTTCATGTGTTCATCGGCTCTTCTATTGGCATCCGTTAGGAACGCTAGGAACTCTACATCATCCATTGAGTCGTTATCTATCTTGAGGGCATCCTTTGTTTTACCTGTGTAATCTACATTGTAAGGCGGGTCAGTAAGGTATAAATCTAGGTTCAACTCACCAAATAGATTATTAACTACATCCTCATCTGTAGAACTTCCACACGCAATCTTGTGTCGCCCCAACTGATAAACCACTCCAAGTTGACTCAAAGGTGGCTCACTACTGACCTCTGGGGCTTCATCTTCTTCTATTTCAGGTTCTTCCTGCTGCAAATAACTAATAGCATCATAGTGAGTGGCTTCGTATATCTCAACTTCAGGTAGTTCGTAGGTTGCTATATAAGTATCTAATCCCTCTTGAGTAATTGTTCCGT